GCAGATAACAGACCAAAGACTAAAAAGAAGTTGGCTGAGAACATAGAAGAGTTTAAAGACACCGAGGATTTTACCAGAGATGAATACATCGAAACAAAAACTAATATTACCGGCATGTTTCCCTTGACATTGGTTGTTTCAGATGATATAGTACAGAGATTGAATTATTACAAAGTCCCAACTATCTCAGAGTGGGACCACGATCTTGGTGTCGCTTGGTTTATTCCAAGAGAAGTAATTAAAAGAAAAACAGCTAAAGGCCGTCCGTACTTTATTGTTAAAACAATAGATAAAAATAGCGTGATGACCGACATTAGATGCTGGGGTGTCAATCCTGAAAAAGATAAATTGTTTGTTAATCGCCCTTATATGGCGAAACTTAACTTTGACGAGCAATGGGGTTTTTCTTCAAGGGGCGCCTTACAAAATTGGAAATTATTAGGATAAGGAGACAAAATGAATCTTAAAGTATTTAAATTACGACACAACGCAAAATTACCTAAACGCGCTCATGATGGTGATGCGGGAATGGATTTTTATTTCTGTCGAAAAGAATCAGGCGCCAAGAGTGTGCCCGTATATCCTGGTGAAACTGTATTGTTTCCAACTGGCATTAAAGCAGAAATACCAAAAGATTACATGCTAGAAATAAAAAATAAATCAAGCGTGGCAGCAAAAAAACAATTGTTAGTTGGCGCCTGCGTTATTGATTCTGGATATGATGGAGAGATATTTATCAATCTTCACAACGTGGGCAAGCAAACACATTGGTTTAGTGATGGTGATAAAGTAGCTCAAGGTGTTTTAATTCCTGTAAATCTTTGCGAAGTTGTTGAAGTTTCTGACCCCAACGAACTAAATAAAGATAGCACCAGAGGAGAAGGTGCATTAGGCAGCACAGGGAGCACATAATATGAAAAAAATACTGAATGAGTGGAAAAGATTTTTAAAAGAATCTTCGCTATCAAGATTATACAGACACATGCAAGACCACGAAAGTGCCGCTCTTTCAGCTTTCAGAAATGAATTTACAAAAAAAGAAAACTTAGAAAGAAACAGAAAACTAAAAGCAGAGCTTCTTGGTAGAGGTTATGGCGTCACTCGCATACTAGGCTCTTACATTGAAAATTTTGAAACACCAAAAGCTGTTGAAGTCGCAGAAGAAAGTTTCTTTGTCTCCAATAGAAAAGACGACCCAGACTTTGCACTTGAGATAGGGAGACTTGGTGAGGACTTTGATCAAGACTCAGTTCTCATTGTCGACAAGGGTGCGCAAGATGCCTACCTTCTAGGCACTTCGCCAGAAGGCGAGTTTCCACAGTATGGTAAAAAAGAATCAGTCGGCGCGCTAAAAATGGGAGACGAAGCAGAGTTTATGTCTCGCGTTGGTGGGCGTCCATACACTTTTAGTCCAAAAGAGATGAATGAAGAGTTAGAAGTTTTTGAAAATCTTTCAAGAAATGCAAAGATGGCAGTTAAGAGCATGATGTCTCGCAGAGAGAAAACAAAATGAAAAAACTTTTAGAAAATTTTAAGACCTACTTGACAGAGGCACCATTTAGCGATTATAATAAGGGAGGTAAAGTGATGTTATATCACTACGCTGACCCTTACAGTCTAGAACAGCGATACGGAACAAGAGATCCAGAAAAATTTACATTGGATACATCCAATTTTGGTAAATCTTATTTTTCAAGGAAAGAAATGGAAGCTAGTTCTGTGCCAAGAGTTTTCTTTTATGTAAATTTAGATGATGTAGAGAAAATAGTTGTTGGCGGTAGAATACTTTACACCACATCAGTTTCGGCTGACGAAATTTATGATCTAAAAAAAGATCCAGAAGGTTACATTAAAAAAATTAAACACCCCGATTATGGACTAAGAAAAGGTGTTGAATATAATGAACTTTTAGAGTTTATAAGAGATGAAACCCCCTATAAGGGTATCTTTTACGGAAGCTCATTCGATGTCGTTTCTTGGCTAGAACCAATAGAAATTTATAAAGCAAAGATGGAGGAATAATGGAAATTGGAAAATTGGTATGGAATGATTATCACGGAATTTTAAGATTTGGTACGATTAAATCAAAGCGAATAGACCAATCTGGCTGGGCTTTTTACAAAATAAAATGGCATGATGATGGAGTTTATGAGGAATCTATGAAATTTCGAGAGAAGTTAACAAATAAAAAACATGAGCTTGAAGAGTACAGGGCCGATCAAATCAAAATGGCTTCCAAAAATAATTTATTAAAAGTTGTACGAGAGCATGAAAACACGATAAAGCCAGCCGTTCAGTTGACAAACAAAGGACTCTGCGCACCATCGCCTCGATTGGATGTTGTATGAGCCTTGAAAGAAAGTTACGGCGCAAACAAGCTAAAAAAGGAAAGAAAAAAGCAGAAAAAGAGTTAGCAGCAAAAGTTGCACTTTTTGGACATTTGCCAAATAAATGCTTGACATGCGAGGCGCCTTTTGATAAACTAGATCGTGAACAAGTAATGAGTTGGAATGTTGTCGTAAGACAAGAACAAGAAAAAGTCAACCTTTACTGCCCCGAGTGCTGGGATAACGCACAACAAACAATAAAAAGATATATGGAGGATAAAGATGCAGTTTTACCCACAACGTAAAAAAGGCTTCATCTTTAATGAGGACGTTGCCGAAGAATTAGGTATTTTGAATGAATACTTGATGTACCAAGATGATTATGATTATGATCCACTAATTGAAGCATTCAATGAAAAATTTGGTGTTGAGCCTGAGTATCCAAAACATTTTAAATGGGAAAAAGGTGGATATGTCCAGGGCCTTCAAGGTTTTGACTGGGACACTGAATATCTTCTTTTTGATACATATGTTGAGCAGCAGTATCCTGATGAATGGGATAAGTTCACTAATAGTTTAGAGGAAATGGATATTGACCTCATAGAAGGTTCTTGGTCGGAGTTAGGATGAGCGAAGATAAAGTTAATCGCCCAAATCATTACAACATAAACTGGTTAGGTGAACAAGCAATAGAAACTTATCATTATATACGTTCTTGGAAGATGGACTATCCAGAATCTAATATTATAAAATATGTAACTCGCCACCCTTATAAGGGTAAGTCTCTAGAGGATTTAAAGAAAGCACGTTGGTACCTCGATAAACTTATTGAAGAGGTAGAGGCAAAGGAAGGCAGCTGCGAATGAAAGAAGCACTAACTTATGATGATGTACTTTTAGTACCGCAGTATTCAGATATTAAAAGCAGAAAAGAAGTTAATTTAACTTCTGCTCTTGATGCAAGTTTAATTTTAGATCTTCCGATTATTTCATCCCCTATGGATACAGTCACAGAATCAGAGATGGCTTTCACCATGGACAGAGTTGGTGGTTTAGGTATTATTCATCGCTACAATTCAATAGAAGAACAAGCTGGTTTAGTTGCAGAAGTCATAAGCGCAGGAGCCACAAAAGTTGGAGCAGCTATTGGAATTAGTGGCGATTACTTTGAAAGAGCACAAACACTTGTAGAAAATGGAGTAAGTATACTTTGTGTGGATGTTGCACATGGTCATCATGTTTTAATGAAAGACGTTCTTGGTATTCTTAAGAAATCATTTGGCGAGTCAGTTCACATTATGGCTGGAAATGTCGCAACCCTAGAAGGGATAAATGATTTAGCTCAATGGGGTGCCAATTCTATACGCTGTAACATAGGTGGTGGTTCTATTTGTTCTACAAGGATACAAACAGGACACGGCTTGCCTGGACTGCAAACTATTTTTGATTGTGCTCAAACTGAACATGATGTTGCTATTATTGCAGATGGCGGCATTAGAACTGCTGGTGATATTGTAAAAGCTTTAGCTGCTGGTGCAGACTTTGTTATGTTAGGTTCACTTCTGGCAGGAACAGACGAAACACCAGGAGAGGTTGTACAACTACCAAGTGGAATGAAAAAGCGATATCGGGGAATGGCATCTAAAGATGCTCAAATGGATTGGCGAGGTCGTTACAGTTCTAATGAGGGTGTGAGTACTTTCATTGATTACAAAGGTTCAGTTGTGGATATTCTAGAGGATCTCCGCGGCGGTATGCTGTCTGGCTTGTCCTATTCAGGGTGTAGAACTATTAAAAGATTACAATCAACAGCCCAATGGACAAGGCAAACAACTGCCGGATTATCCGAAAGTAAAACCCACATTCTTTCTAAATGAAAAAAAGAAAAGCAAAACCCGAAGAAGCGAAAACTATTACTATTGATAGTCTGGAAACATTAGACACCAACTTAAGAATTAAACTAAAGTTCGATGACATAACAAAGTTTTGGTTTTTTAATGAATACATTAAAGGTTATCTCCTAGATGACCCGCTTCTTCAACCTTTCATAGAAAAAATCAAAGAAAGTAGCATTATGGCGAGAAAACACAAAT